AAAAGAAGAAGCACAAGCTATCGTTACTGGTGAAATCGAAGCAGCACAAACTGCTTGGGATGCATTGTCAGCTGAAGAGCAAGAGCTACGATCTAGACCAGTAGTATATAATCTTCCATAGTCTTTAACCTATGGCAAATTATTCAAACGTAAAAGGATTTACAGTTCAAACACTGTCAACGGACACTGTTGCGTCTGCAGTCCCAAGCACAACTTGGGCTAGTGGTGGTGATTTAAACACAGCTAGAGCAAACACATTTGCTTATGGAGCAACGGGGACAGCAGGTGGGGCCGTTGGTGGAACTAGTAGTACAGCAGTTCACGAACAATATAACGGCACAGCGTGGACAGAAGTTGGAGATTTAAACACTGGAAGATACGCAGAATCAAGAACAGGATCTGGAACTCAAACTGCAGCTTTAGTTTGTGCAGGTGGTGGTGTGTCAGCTATAACAGAAACTTATAACGGTTCAGCGTGGACTGAAGTAGCAGATTTAAATACAACAAGAAGAGCATCGGGCGGTATAGGCACTCAAACAGCTAGTTTTAATGTTGGTGGAAGAAATCCTCCAATTGGAGATTATGCTAATGTAGAATCTTGGAACGGATCAGCTTGGACAGAAACAACAGATATTAACACAGCAAGATATGGATTAGGAGGAATTGGAAGCACAACAAATTCATTAGTTTATTCAGGGTATGCAACTCCAGCAGGATATGTAAAAAATGTTGAGACTTGGAATGGATCTTCGTGGACTGAAGTAACAGATATAAATGCTGTTCATTATGCTGGCGGTGCTTCTTCTACAGGCAGCACTAATACAGATGCATTAGTTTTTGGAGGATCTACTGGAACAACAAATTCAGCTACTACAGAACTTTGGAACGGTTCAACTTGGACAGAACTAAATGATTTATCTACAGCAGTTTCAAGTAACGGAGGAACAGGTTCATCTACAGATGCTATATCGTTTGGTGGAACCACACCCCCTACAGTAGCGACAACACAAGAATGGAATACACCATCAGTATTTTCAAAAATAACTGAAGGACAATTATTTTTTAATTCAACAACAAACACTTTTAAAATTACAGAAACTTCCATGCCAAGTGGTACTTGGGCTAGTGGAACAAATATAAACTCAGCTAGATCACAATCTGGTGGAGTAGGAACATCTACAGCCACATTACTTTATGCAGGGTATAGTTCAGCTTTAAGCACAAGAACTGCTTTAACAGAACTTTGGAATGGATCATCTTGGACAGAATTAAATGATATGAATTTAGGTAGAAACGAATTAGCTTGTTTTGGAACATCCACAGCAGCATTAGCAATTTCAGGAACATCTCCTCCAGGTAGTGTGGTAGCTAATAATGAGTCTTGGAACGGATCTTCTTGGACAGAAGTTAATGATGTAAACACAGCTAGAAACAATATTGTACAAGGATTTGGAACAACAGCAGGTGGTATATTTGTTGGAGGTTCTCCAACAACAGTTTCAGAATCTTGGGATGGATCATCTTGGACAGAGATTACAGAAATAAACACAGGTAGAGAAAATTCAGCACACACTGGAGCATTTACTG